AGGCCAAATACGACACTCATATCCTCTACTTCTTAACTTGTTATAGATACTTTCCTCTGTTTGGGGCGTTCCTAAGAACATAATCTCCCCACCTGGCTTCAAAATTGCATTAAATTCTCCGACTGAGTGTAATAATTTCTCTCTCATTCCTACTGTCCATGCAGTATTTGGTACTTCTACGTCATCAGCAAGTATCAAATCTGCTCTAGACCCCGTTAATTGACCAAAAATACCAACAGATTTAACGCTAGGACTCTGATCGGGGATCGCTGGCCTTACATCAAACCTATTACTTGCACTTCTTTGCTCATCTCGATCTGGATCTAAACATTGAAGTAACGACATCTCCCTTATTAATCTCAAACAGAACTGGGCAAAGTCATCTGCTCTTGTCTTACTAGCAGATACAACCATGATTTTCTTCTGTGGATCATTCCTCAATAGCCACAACACATAAGCTGCTGCCATCCAACTCTTTCCTACTCCTCTAAACGCCTCAATAATTCTTCTCTTCGGCCCTTCCTGCATATATTCTCCTATATCTAACTGCACTGGTGTTGGATCTGGCAGTTGCAGATGCCTCCATACCAATACCAAGAAATACCTGAAGTCCTCGCTATACGCTTCAGGTAATTTCTTCCATCCTTTCTTCATCTATGCTCTCTTCTTTTGAAAAGCTACTACATTCTCTATCTCTGGTAAAGCTTTAGCCAACTCCCCAAACTCTGTATCCTCCACTGGCTGGGCATTGATCTGATTATCTTTTAAAAACTGCCTTATTACATTCAAATCTGCTGTACTTACATCCCCTTCCCTCAACTTATCCAAGCACCAATGACTCAACATGTCATGCACATCAGCTAATACATCCTGTTTCTTCATACCTTTCCTTTAAAACTTCTCTTATCTTATACACAAATGCGTCGGGAGTCTCACCCACCACAGGAAGACTCCCTTCTCTGACACTCTAGTGGGTGATGGGGGAACATTCCAGAGTATCTCCCCGCAACATAACAGTCCCTCACTAACTGTCCATATATGAAGAACATACAATCCCCCTATCTAAGATCGATCTCACTTTTTTGGTAGAAAAATCTGAGCGGCTTTACGCTTATTAGGAACTTCGAGCTTCCCCCCTTCGGCCTTTCCTTATTTATCTGAGGGGGGGAGGGGGTCGCCCTGGAGCGATCTTTGAATTTTGGGGGCATCCCTGGAGAATCTTTTTTTCCTGTGGGGGGCTGGTCTTTGACTGTTTCTTTTTAGCCGCACATTGCGAAAAGAATCTTTTTGGAGTATGATGGAAATGTGGACGGAATCCATCGAGGCTGGCAAGTCTTTTAAGGGATCGTTCAACTTCACTGGTCGCTCCAGGTCGTAAAGAAAGAAGAGTCGCACTCTTTACCGCACCTTCGACAACTAAATACTATGTCAATGACCGACCAGGTTGACTCCATCCAGGAAGCAATTGGAGATGCTGAGAAAGTAGTCTATGCTTTCCATAAGTTTCGCAATGAGACAGAGGAAGAGGAATGGGAGAAGTACGAGGGAACAGCTCTCGGAGATCTCCTGGACTGCCTGATGGATCTTGAATGTTCAATGGATATGGAGAATGACGAGATAGAAAGCTAATGGGATAAGGCCCAGGGGGAAGTTCAACTCTTCCCTTAGCGATTCCCTCGAAAGAGGGATTAAACCCACCACTAAAAGATTATGTCTTGTTTACAAGGTTATGCCTACACCACTTTTGACTATCTAGTGGAGAACTTAGGACAACCAAGAACTGAAGGACTTGATAAGTCAACTGCTGAATGGGATCAAACTAGTTTTTATGTTTATGACTGGAAGCTAGAGGAAACTCCAAAAGGTTTGCATTACTGGCATATCGGGGGAGAGAGCAAGCAAGCTCTGAAAGACTTCACCGATACGACAGGAATCCCAACAGTTGACAACATAGGGGGCAGATTATCTGCGATCTTATGAACGCTAGGCAGTAAAGCTGCCAGGGGGGTGCAAGTCCTCCCCTAGCAATTCCCTCAATCAAGAGGGATCAACCCACCACCAGGAGGAAATCATGGCAAATTATCCGGATGTAAACGGATGGAAAAACCGTGAAACATGGTCAGCAGCTTTGACTATTGGCAACGATGAAGGTATTTATAGGATTGCTAAATCCCTTGATACTTATAAATCGTTTGTTGAATATGTGATTAATGTCTTTGACATCCAAACAACAGGGGAGGGCTACCGATGGGATGACCCAAAGATAGACACTGTTGCAATGGACTCAATGATTGCTGAATTAAAAGACCATTAGCTAAATCGTAAAAGCGAGGGGCCAGGTGCAAACCCTGGTCTAGCAATTCCCTCAATCAAGAGGGATTTATTAAAAGAGGTATCAAATGAACAACTACTACATCGTTAAGCATTGGCAAGATGAATCAAGACTTGTTCAAACTGTTGAGAGACAGATGGCAGAACTTGATAACGAACTTGCCAACCGATGTCACAAAATCATAGACAGCATTAGACCAGTTGGTAGTGATGCTAGATATTGTTTTTATGATCGAGTGAGCTTAAAGGCAACCAACCTGGAGCACATTAAAAAAGAAGTGTTCGGCTAATTCGTACAAGCGAGTGACCAAGTGCAAACCTTGGTCTAGCCTTTTCCTCGGCACATTGTGGGACTAGTCCTACTAAGAGCTTGCCGAGGGATTCAACCCACCACATAGAGACATCATGCCTATTAATCACGATGACGAATTTCATGGGCCTATCAATCAAGGTAATAGATACCCTGATGACTGGTTTTTTATAAATTCAAATGGTGAACATGAAACTGTTGATGTTGCTAAAACTCTTGAAGCTAACAAGGGATTATTAGAACATCCTTTCTATAACTAGACTCTCTCTCTCTGCCTCATAACCTGGGGCAGACTGAGGGACTCTCTAAGAGTTACCTCTTTATTCACTCACCACATAGGATTATGGCTAGAACTACTATTGCTTCACTCACTGCCGAGCTAGAAGAGCTTAGGCCTTTAGCTAATGGCAAAGCTGAAGCAGAATTAAGAGAACAACAACAAGCTTTATTTATATTGCTTGCAGTTGTAGCAACTATTGGATTTCTTTTCTAATGGAAAGTTTCATTATCTGGGGATGCGTAAGCATCCTCCTTTTTATTCTCTTAAAAAATATTGGAGCTTATGGTAAATGAGTGCCATGAAAAACTATCAACACGCACTAGAAAGTAACAAGGCTTTGTTAGTTGAGTGTTGGTCCAGGATGCAGACCAGTCGCAACACTGAGACACGTGAGAACATGTCAAAGATTGTGGAAAGATTGCGTTCGGAGTTACCTAAGACTATCGTGGAACAATGCAGATTAGATGCTAACGCACTAGCTGCTGGCATCATTGCCAAAAGAAAAGATGATTGGCTCTTTAATGACTATGAAGAATGAGTATGAACCTAGTAAATTCACTAGGGATAGAAAGCTCTTCGAGTTATATAAAAACTGGCATCAATCTTATTTCAAATCGGAACCCAGCTCGCAGCAAATCATAGTTTCCTGCGAATGGGCATCCTATTTATTATCTAACCCGCCACAACAGGATGACTAAACAAATTGAACAGCTTCATAGGCTGATTGATAAGACTCCAACAGAGAAACATGCAAACAACAAAGGAGAATGTCTCTTCTTTGTGTTGTATGACCACCCTATTGGAGAAAAGAAAGGGTCTTTCTTCTCATGTTATTGGAACCATATACCAGAAGGGGCAACTCATTGGTCAATGTGTTTTGATGTACCACCTGATGAGGAATTAGGAGAAATAAAAACTAGAGAAGAGATCCTGGAAGATACATTCAAGGAAACTTTTACTAGCTTGTTTCCTAATCCCATCATTGAACGTGGATTAATGGAACCTATCGCCCGTAAATTATTTGATGCAGGTTTAACAGCATGAACAATTCTGAATTAGCTGATGAGTTGGTAAACAAACCAACAACAGAAGCAAAAGACAAGCTTCAAGTTGTTCTACCTCCTAGATTAATGGGCCGATTGGTTTATTTATCTGAAGAGATGGGTATCAATAAGACTGAACTCGTAAAAAGAATCTTATCTGAATGGTTCGAGAAGAACTATAACGACAAGATGAATTTCTGGGAGGGAG